AGAGCAGGCCATCGAGTTGTCGGCCGTCACGCGGATGCCTGACGGCGTGCGGTTGCTGCCGCCATCGGTCCAGTCAATCCCGCGAAGTTCAAACATCTTGTAGTCGGGCACTGCTTCGTTCATATGCTCATGATGTCCCAGGATTGTTCGGGCGCTGGTGCCGTCGATGTCGCGTGGATGCCAAGGGCCATAGTCAGGGCCACGATGCCGTCGATTCGCTCGTTGGATTTCTGCTTGCTGGGCTTGATGTTTCCCGCGTGATCGCTCTGAATCGCCACATTCGACGCCTGCCACGCCAGCACCGGATGCCCGCCGTGCAGCAACTTGCCGCCAACCACCAGACCTTCTAACGCCTTGGCCGGGGCACTCATTGAGCCATAGCCCTGCCCAAAGCCTAAGACGTTCACGCCATCACCTTGCAGTTGCGTTGACAGCTGCGTGGCGTTCCAGCGGTCGATCGCCACCTGGCGGACGTTGTATTTCTTCGTCAGCACCATGATGTCGGCCCGCACCTGGTCGAAGTCGGTGACGTTCCCGTGCGTCAGGTGGAGTTTCCCTTCCTTCGCCCACTGGTCATACGGCACACGATCCCGCTTCACCCGCTCCCGCATGTTCTCTTCAGGTATCCAGAAGTGCGGCTCCACCCAGAACCGGCCATCATCCAACTGGAACAGCAAGCAGAAGCAGGTGGTGTCGAACGTGCTGGCGAGATCGAGCCCCGCGAAACACTCACGGCCGTCGAGCATCACCGGGCAAGGCTCGTTGCCCTGCGCCCAATGATCCATCCGCAGCCACCGCGTATCCTGCTCTGTCCACTGGTTCAGGTGCAGACGCCGGAAGGTGTTCTCCTCGCTGGGCATGTCCTGCGCCCGCTTGCACCGCACCCGCAGGTCGTCGAGTTTTACGCTCACGCCAAGGTTCGGATTCGCTTTCTTCCACGTCGCTGCCTTCGTCCAATCGTCTTCAGGATCGGCGGCGTAGATCGCAGGCAGGAAGGTGGGATCTTTGATCGCCCCGTCCTGCACAGCCAGGGCATATTTCCAGATCTCCCAGCAGATGCTCTTGCGGTCAAAGCCTGCCGTGGTGATCGCCACGCACAGCGGCTGCCGCCGGGCTCCCGTCGAGGTGGTCATAACATCCCAGAGTTCACGGTCGGACTGCGCGTGCAGTTCATCGAATATGATTCCGTGCGCGTTTAACCCGTGCTTCGTAAACGCCTCGGCCGACAGTGCCTTGTACGTGGAATGCGTGTCCTCGCGGACGATCGAGTTACGGAACACCCGCAGCCTGCCCCGCAACTTGGGCGAGTTCTCCACGCAGACTTTCGCCATCTCGAACACCAGGCGGGCTTGGTCACGATCGGCGGCACACGAATAGATTTCCGCGCCGGGTTCGCCATCGAAAAGAAGCTTCAAGGCGATGCCAGCACATAGGGTGCTCTTCCCGTTCTTTCGCGGGATTGCCAGCAGTGATGTTCTGAATTGACGAACGTTGCCGTTCATCGTGCCGAACAGCGTGGAGATGTATTCCTTCTGCCACGGCTCAAGTAGAAACGGCTTGCCGCCGAGTTCCCCCTTGCTGTGGGTGAGGTTCTCCTCAAAGAACCGCACCGCAATATCAGCAGCCTTCGCATCAAGCGAACATGCGGGCGTCGTCTTCGTCTGCTTGCGGGCCTTGGTCAACGGCAGAAACCCTTGAAAGTGCAGATGCGGTCAAGCCGAACTGCTCCGCAAACCGGAGCATGTGCAACCGCGAATCCTTTTTGCGATACCACGCCGGGTGATTCATCACGCGGCCCTTATCGTCCATGAACGTGGCCCCGTGCTGCTTTAACTCGGCATCGGCTTTTACCATGTCCGCAAAGGCATCGCAGTAACAGGCCAGCGTCTGCTGGTGTCGCATGCTCATCACCTTGGACGCTTCAAGCATCGGCACGATACGTGCCCACTCGGTCTGCCCGATCTCGCACAGATATGACGGCGGGTCTGGAATCCCCGGCGGTGCGTCGATGCCTGTCTTGTGCGGCCCGCGAATGCGTGACCCTCGCAGGCTCAAGATCGCCTTGGCTACCGGCTTCCTGCCTTTGCCCATTACGCCACCCTGAGAAATGACGGGAACCGTGGCACGCCGCCATCAGTCAACGACTGAAACTTAAACGTAACAAGCGTGCCAACCTTTGGCGGGCATCGCCTGGCTGCATCCGTCAGCCCTGACGATAGGCGGAACTCCTTGCCGTCTGCCAGACGCATCACCAGGGCACCAACTGCGGAAGCGTTCCTGCCGGTGCCGCATTCGTAGCCGATCACGGTGGCCTCGGCATCCTGAAACGTCTTGACCTTGAGCAGCGTTGCCGATCGCTTTCGCTCGTAGGTACTGCCCGGCTGGCGAAGCATGAGCCCCTCACCTCCGAGGTGCTCGACGCGGGCCAACTCCTCCAGCAGATCGCCGCTGCCGCTGCACTGCCGCTGTGGCAAAGCAAAGGCCACGCTGCCGCTGATCGCTGCACGCATTGCCGCTTGCCGTTCCTCAAAACCGCCGGAAGCCAGCGGGGCATCGAACGCTGCGAACCGGATTGAACGCCACGCATCGCCGCCGTCATGCGACCGCACCAGGCCAACCGTCTGCTGGAACTGGCCGAGACCAATCCAGAGTTCACCATCGAGCGGCTCGCCCTTTGGCAAAGCATCCACGAACCACTGCGGCGCGTGAATCTGCTGCCCTGTGCGTGTGGTCAATGTGCGGCAATCCCACACGGCCCGCACGCCGTCGAGCTTCTCGGAGATCCACCAGCCGGTGGGATCGGAACCGCTCCAGTTCTTTGCAAGCAGTACGGCCATCACTCCACCTCCAGCCAGAGTTGTGCCAGCGTGATCGGTGCAGGCTCGCATTCCTGCGGAGAGATCAGCCAACGGTAGAAGCCGCCGTCTGGATGGTGCGACGGTGGCAGCACCGACTGTGCAGGCTTGCCACCAAGACGCACTTCAAGCGTGTCGTGCTTGACCCAGCCGCATGGCGGGATCGCATCAACAAGCCGGAAAAGCCTGTGCTCTCCGCGATGGCTGGCCCAGGTTGGTGTCATTGCCGGAAGTCGCATCTGCTTTGCCAGCCGCTTGCCAGCTGCGTCGTCAAACTCCACGTCGATCAGCCCGCCATGCCCCAGCAAAATGCCGACGTTGTAGCCACTTTCCAGCCACGCAGCGACCACTTCGGGTGATGTTGAAGCAGTGTTTTGCCACGCCATGCCGAGCGGTTTCTTTGAACGTCGCCCCACCTTCACGCACGCTGCGCCGTGGCCGATCAGCGCCGCCAGGTCCGCATCGCAAGAGACACAAGTTGCCATTGGAAGAACTCCTTTCGAGATGAGTCACGCGGGCAATCCTACGCAAAACATCATCGACTTTTCAATGGGCAATACGTGCATTTTGTTCTAGAAAAATAGACCTCAGACGCACTTTTGCTTGTCACGAAATACGCGCCACAACTCGCTGCGTAGCCTGCATCGCCAGCCAAGTTGAGACCGCCCCGCACTAGCCTGACGGTTAGCGAAGGCGGCAGGCCCGATGCGGCGGCCACTAGGGGGCGTTTAATTCGGCCACGCGTACGCGCGGCAACCGGGTGGTTTGTTACAGCGGGGTGCCGCTTATGATCCAAACCGCCCCACCCGGCCTATTTTCACAGCGGTTTCCATCGCCGTCTTCTTGCTGTGGCACCGCACGCATAGCGTTTGCCCACTGCTTATGTCGTACCTCGATCGGCCGTCTTCGCAGCGGTCAGTGCCAGCCACGATTGGCGATACGTGATCGGCGTGAGCTTCTCCCTTGCCACCACACACGCGCCCGCAAGAGCGGCACTGCCACGCATCACGCATGAGCACGGACAGACGCCACTGCTTGTGTGACTTGTCGCAGTAACCACGGGCAGCCGCGTTGGGCCTAGCCGGTCCAAGACGTGGCGGCCTGTGGCTGGGCATCCGTGTAGGCATGGGCCTAGCTCTTGAACATCACGAAGCCGGTCGTGCCCGTGCTGTTGGTCGTGGCGCTGACGATCTTGAGGTACTCAGTGCCGAACACTTCATCGGGCAAAGCGTATGCCCGGCCTTCTGTGGTCGAGGCGGCCAGCGTCAGGTCAGCCACGCTGCCGTCCACCTTGTACAAGCGGCGGAACGCACCAGTAGGGGCGGAACCCACCCACATCTGTAGCGACGCGGCAGCGGTGCTCATGGTGCCAAACGAGACTACAGCCCCTGCAACGTCACGCATGTCGAGCGTGGTCGCCAGGCTGGTGGCTGTATGCAGCGTAATATCGAAATCCCGGTACTTACGGCTGATCGTGGCATCGGACATATGTGGTCTCCTGTGCCTCTAGGCTAGGCATCTGTGCCGTTCCCCTTGCAGTAGCAGGGTGGCCCGCTTCTCAATGGATAGCGCAGTTCAGCCCGGTGGTGCTGGCAGCGGCATCCAGTGGGTAGGCTCGCACAACTCTTCGTGGTCGTCGCCGTCCCAGTGATGATATGCGCCCGTCAATTGTCGGCTCCCGACCGTTACCCACCCATCCGTCGCGTTGCCGACCATCACGCGCTCGTCCATTTCCGGCAACCGCTCGCCCACCGGAATCCAGCGGCGTTCCCATTCATGCGGCTTCGGTTCCATCTGCTCGATCCACTTGTCTTTCATGTAGCCCATCCGACTCTCCCTTCGCTCAAGAGCGCACAAGACTCGGCCCGCTGTCCGTGTTGCGGTAGACAAACCCCGCAGTTTCGGCGGCGGCTTTCAGTACGCTGACCATCCGCCAAAGTCGTTCAATCTCGTTCGCCGCCTCCTCCACCAGCGGGTCGGGGGCTTTGAACGAATAGGCCCGATCTCGGAGCCGCTGCACTAGGTTGTCTTGCATATGGAATCCTTGTTCGCCCGTGCCTTTACTGTGTCTCTCCCTTTTCGCTGTACGGTCGTTGTCACTTCCCGCCATCTTTTGTGCGGTCCAGCAGGCCTCGCAGCGTGGCGGCTTTGCCCTCGTCTGCGAGGCGTGGGTGTACATCAAATATGTCTACTGCACGGGCAATCGCCTTCCGCTCCGCGTCGGTGAGCCGCAGGCTGGCGCTCTCTAGTGCGTCGTTCATCGCCTGCAATCGCGGGCCAGCGTCGGTGATGTCTGTCATTCCAGCGTTACTCCCGGCTCGTCCAAGATCATCTGCCGAATGTCGCCCGCCAACGCCCGAGTCGCAGCGTCAGGCGAGCCGTGTTTCAGCAATGACCGGCAATGCTGGTCGATTGCCCAGATGAGCGACCGGGCCGCCTGCCCCTCACGAGCGGCATTGAAGTCCGCTTGCTCGTCGGGCAGGCTGTAGGTGAGTGTGGCTTTGGGCATGTATAGCAAGGTTACTACGGTTTATCGGCCACACTACACCCGCCCGGTGTAGCGTGCGTCGGCAGTGTACCCATCGTCGCCCGCAGCCACGCCGCTTCTGCCATCTCCATGTGCCGGGTTGCAGACGCCAACTCGTCCCGCAGCCGATCCGCCACCAGTTGAGCAGTCGCCAACTCCGCAGCCAGCCGGTGAATCATGCAACGCTCGTGACGAGGCCAGAGGTGGCAGTCGTCGGAGTGCGTGCCGATCCGATCCTCCTGCTGGGATCGCCATTTGCGATAGTCGGTGAGGATGTCGCTCATGTTCCATATTCCAGAATCGGGAACGGCCGCCCCAATCATACCAGCGAAGCCATCATTTTTGATGCTTTTCGCATACGGATTCGGTTGCAAATCCTATGCACTTTTTCTTACAGGACGAGGTTTCCGACGCCGGAAAATGCCCACCGATACTAGGCCGGATACTGGTGCAAGAGCGCAACTCAGGCGGGTGGCTCTGGCAGCGGCATCCAGTGCGAAGCACCCCACGCGCCACGATCGGTTGAGAACCAGCCGCCACGCTTGTCAAATGTCGCTTCGCCAACTTGTCTAGTCATGCCACGGCCTTCAAAGCAGGCGATCACACTTTGCCCGTCCTCCGGCAACCGCTCGCTCACCGGAATCCATTGAACGTCCATGGTTAGCCTTCCTTTCGGGGAGTCATTCTACCCCAATAGCAAGGCGGCGAAATACCTTTTCCCGACGCTCTCTAAGGTGCATAGCGGACACCGCTATCTAGTTGGAAGAGCGCAGCGCTAGATCGCCGGTTCCGCTGGCAGCAGCGCCACCGCGTCGGCCCAAGGGATCACCGTCACGTTGGGCAACAAGACCGCCTGATCCGCTGCGGCCCACATGCCCGCCAGCAGCCCGCCGGGCATCACTTCCGTGAGGATGTCGCCGCACAGCATGAGCCGCCCATCGGTCAGCACGCGAGGCACAGGGACGCAGTTGGGCGAACCGTGCTCGGCGTGTAGTTCCGCCAGCCTGCCAGCCAGTTGGGGCGTGAAGACTAGGGCGTAGCCCTTGGCGTCAGCGTAGGAGATCGGGATCGTGAGGTCGGAGAGCGTCACAACTGCCTCCCTAACGAAGTCTGGAAAGCCTGCATGGCGGTGTAATAAGCGGAGGCTTGCGAGTCCGTAAACGCCAGCCCGATTGAATAGCCCTGCAACGTGGTCGCAATCCGTTGGTCGACGTTACCCTGCAAGTTGCGAGCAAAAACACGCAAAGCAGGCGGCAGGTCCGTTGCGAAGGTGACAGCGCTGCTCGTGGTGCTTGTGAGGTTCAGATTGCTACCGTTCCGATACATCGCACCGCCTGAACCGGAGCGCTGCGCGATCATGTGCCCGGTGCGTAGTGCTGACGCACCTTCGATGCCAGAACCGGTAGGCCCACCTGATCGGTAGAACTGACCAACGGAGCCGGTGCTTCCGTTAACGAACCACTGGAGCAATTCTTGCGGCAACGTCGAACGCCCAGATGCGATGACAGCGCCCGTCGTTGTGTTGCCTCCGCGCGAATAAAAGCAAAGGTGAGAGTTGTCGTGCGTGATCCCGGCGTTGAACGGAACCAGTCCGGTGTCTAAGGATTTAGTAGTGTTCGTTGCCCCAGTTCCAAGCCCGCCGCTCGTTCCTGTCTCAACATAATCACCACTGACGAAGTTCGCGTTGGTGTCAGTGGTGTTTCCGTATTGCGTTGCGGTGCGACTCGCCCCGCGATACAGCGGAACGAGGCAGGCTTCCAATCCGGTGCCGCAGAAAAGATTGAGACGCAACAGCGTTTCGCGCAGGCCGGATGCGGCGTCGATGCTGCGGCAGAAGTTGCTGACAGCCGTGAGCGTCGATCCACTCACTGTGCCGCCGTTGGCAATGACGGCGTTGCGCCACACCTGTGCTTCTGGGTGGAAGCCACCACCGGCTCGCGGTCTCAGCAGTCTGGGCGACATTGCCATGCGTAGTGCGCTCTTGGGGTGATATAGCGTCGCGCTAGTTCTGTGCGTCTGTCCTAGCAGGCCGTGCAAGTACCTGCTGAATTTCACGCTGGCCCGTCGCCAACTCTTGAAGCGTCTCGGACTGCTGTTCCATGGTGTGCTTCGTCGCTTCTAGAAACTCGACGTGGCTCTTCACTACCGGCTCGACCACGCTGCTGTGGATCGCTATTGCAGCCTCTCGCGTCATCCAGATTCCAACCGCCAACAGCACGACCGGAACGCCAAAGCGTTCAGCCACGCGGATGCAGGCTTCGAGCATGGACTGTCGTGATTCGTCTGTCATCGTCGCCGCATCTCCGTCTGCCAGCCTAGGAGTTGGATTCGATTGCTTGCAGATTCCAGCCACCACCGCAGCACTGCCTTGACGATCTCTTGGATGAGAACACCCAGCACCAAGGTCAGAATGATGCCCATCTGGTAGTTCTGCCTTTCGCTCCGCTCGATGCTGCGGGCGATCTCGTCCGTAACGATGCCGTATTGCTCCGGCCGCGTCTGGCTCATGGCGACGTGCGGCCACTTGCGGACCACGCGGTGTGCCAGCCTCGACACCAGGGCTTTCCCGGCCATGTGCCGCCTGGCTGAGAGCTTCGACCACACGTAGGCGTCGAGGTCTTCGAGGCTCATAGTGGGCACCTCCCGTTTACGCAGGCGGCCTTGGGTTTCTTCCCGGTGCCTTTGCAGATAGGGCAAATCGTGGAAACGCGACCATCTCCGAGCCGTCCGAGGCCACTGCAATTTTCACAGGAATCGGTTGTCGGCTTGATGGGCGTTGCCGCCTGGTAGACCAGCATGCGTGCAGCCTCGCAGGCGAGATCCGCAGACAGGGAAGGGTCGGATGGAACCGCAGCTGCGGCCATCATCATCACGCCAACGACTAGGGCAGCGGTCTTCATATGATGTCCCCTAGTCCCCAGTTGGGGAGCTTCTGTGCAGGCCAGCCGTTAACGCCGCTAAAGGCAATGGCATAGCGCCCGCTGATGGCTGACCACTTGGCCCAGAACCCGCCTTCAGGGATCTCCAGCGACGTGCCGAGCACCTTCCGGCTGCCGCTGTTCCACCGGCCCCAACTGTTCTGCACCATCACGAGCGGCTCGCCGTACTTCGCCTTCGTTTCCTCGCGGTCGTCAAACCCAAGGTAGGCAAGTGCGTGGTGCCACGTCGCTGCAGACCGTGGCGAAAACCCATTGGCATCACGTTCGTTGCTGAACGCTTCCGAACCGCAAGACGAGATGCAGTAGCCGTTGGCAAGCAGGTCACGCACCTCTTCGAGCGTCCTGGCCCGCGTGGCGGTTCGCACCAGGTGGTCGCTGCCGATCTTGCGAATGTCTTGGCCGGGCGACTTGGCCCCGTAGATGCCAGCGTTTCGCCCGCTGTACTTCGTCAGGTCCGCAATGCCTGGGTAGTTCTTCCGCAGCCACAGGCCCGAGTCCTTCAGCACCACCTCGGCAGCGTGATCGCACGACCAGCCGTCGCCGCCGTGGGCGCGAAACCAATAGATCGACTCCGTGGACAGCACGCCGTCCTTGCGTGCTTCGTCCGACAGTTCGGGCACGGATTCCAGAATGCCCGTCACCTCGTCCGCGTTCCCGGCCACGATCTCGCAGGCCAGCGTGCCAAGGCAGGCGTTTCGAGTTGAATGGCTGACGCAATCGCCACGCTCCTGCGCCTTCGCAGGCAAGGCACCGGGGAACGCCTGCTCAATCGCCATCCACGGTGCCGAGAGCTTCCCAGCACCGGAACCGAACAGCCCATATCGTCGGCATGTGGTGCCGCCGTCCGGTGCCTGGCCCTGCTGGAGCAGGAA